ATCAGGGTGAGCCGGGGCTGGCTCTTGAGGCTTGGGGCAAAACCCGTCAAGGCCGTTTGGGCATTATGGGTGACCCTGACTTTGTTAAAGCGGCAGCTAAAACCGGTATCATTAGGACCGGATCGGTCAAGGATAAAAGTGGTCGTGAACGGCTGTTTATTCTCCCTCGCGGTAAACCCATCTCTCAGGCGATTTATTTGAACTAATGACTACAGACTACCGCCCCTATCTAGATCAGATGGCGGACAAGTACGGCGTTCCGCGCTGGCTTGCCCGTGCCATTTACGAGAAAGAAACAAAATCTGGTAAGGATGTGCGAACATCTCCTGCCGGGGCAAAAGGCCATATGCAGCTTATGCCTGCTACGGCTAGGTCGTTAGGCGTCAAAGACATCAACGACCCCCGCCAAAATATGGAAGGGGCCGCTAAACTACTGAATGAACTTCTGCGTACCTTCAAGGGGGACGCCGCTTTAGCTGCGGCCGCGTACAACACTGGCCCTACCAATGTCCGAAAAGCAGGTAATAAAGTACCAAATATAAAAGAAACGCGCGATTACGTTAATTTTGTTAGCGCACGCAATCCTAATCCCGGTGCTCCGGTCCCTGTTCCTTCTAAGTTGAGTGTTGATATGGCAAAATCTTCGAATGATAAGCCGGATATTGATCTCAAAACTGTTAAGTTTTTTGGGGAAAAGCCACGCGCCAAAGCACCAACCCCGCCGACATTGGCCCAGCAGGCTAAGCGCGGAACGGGTCTTGCCACGCGTTCGATTATTGAAGGTATTGGCGAAGCCGCTGGTCTTGTTGGCGATCCACTTCAGTATTTCTTAAACCAAGCGTATAGCGCCATTGGTGTTCCGCAACAGTACCTGCCGCAACTGCCTTCGCAAATGGGCCGTACGACAGCGACCAGTCTTGGTCTTCCTACGCCGCAAACAGGTGTCGAGCGCGTTTTGGTTGAAGGTGGCAAGTTTGTCTCACCAGTAGCCGCTTCACAACTTCTTCTTCGTGGCGGGCAGCGTTTGGCGCGGACGGGCCTTACCGCAGCGCAACAGGCGCTTGCGACTGGTACACGAGCCGCAGCACCGACAGTTACTCAGCGCGTATTGCGGCAAGCAACGGCTACTCCTGCCGCGCAGGCCGCTACCGCTACCACAGCAGGTCTTGCGTCTGGTGCGGCTGGCGAACTTACAGATCAGAACCCATACGCCAAACTGGGCGCGGCCCTTACCGCATCTGCACTTACGGGACAAGGTTTTGGCAAACTCGAAAATGCTTTGACTGGCGTTCTAACGCCAGAAGGCCGCGATGCAATCCGGCTTCAGCAAGCCGCAGAAGCACAGGGAATTAACGTCACGGCGTCTGATGTTTATCCGGGCATGTTGGGCCTGCGCCGGGTGACGGGTATGTTGGAAAGCATTCCATTTCTGCCCGGTATGCGGGACTTGCGGCAACAAAACATGCAGACCCGTTCAGCAGTTGAGCGTCTGCGGGACTCCTCCCGGCCGTTTAACGCCCCAGAGAATGCCACCGCCAAGGACATGGGCAAGATCATTATCAATGATCTGCGCGACCAGTACAAAGCTGTTAAATCTCAGGCAGGCGCTCTGTATGACGCTGTTCTCCCTGCGCTCCACGCCAAGAAGGGCACGGACCAGATCGCGGTTGCCAATGCTAAAACTGCAATCACAAACTTCTTAAAAGAATTTCCGGGCTATCTGCGCGATCCCGATGTGCCGACCAGCGTTAAGGACTTGATGCAGAAAATCGCCAAGGCTCCGGATACGCAGGTCATTAGCTACGCCGATTTCCGCAAGATGAACACGGTGTTTGGTCAGGCGTTCTCTGAAGCCGAACGCGCCGCCGCAGCAGCAGGCAAGGGCACAGCCAAGTCGTCGGCTCTTGGCCAAGTCTACTCGGCTTTGTCGCGCGATGCGGACGCTTGGGCTACTCGACTTGAAACGCAGAACCCAGAAGCGGTGGCCGCTTTCCGTCAAGCCCAGTCGTACTTTACCGAAAACGTCTTGCCGTTCCGCGATACAAAGCTGGTCAACGATGTTGTAGGTCGTCGTTTGAAGCCGACCGAGATTGATAATGTTGGTGAAAAATTTGTTCGCGGTCTCTTGAACGCGGACGAAGGCATTGCACAGACAACCATGCGTCTTTCAGGTGAGGAAGGCCAGCGTGCGGCTCGTTTTGCGCTTCTCGATAACGCCACAAGCGCCGCGATTGGCGATCAGGCTTTGTCTGAAGTAACGCCGATGACGTTCTTTCGGAATGTCGATCCGACAAACCCGACAAATGCTGCAATCCTCGGAACCGATCCGGACATGCTTGCACGTACTTCTGAGGTTGCGCAAGCAGCCACAGCGGCCCGTCGCTCCACTGAGGCGTTTGCTAATCCGATGACAGGCGCGCGCGTCGTACCCTATATTACTGGCGGTATTGGCGCGGGCATTGCGTTAAACGCCGACAAAATCAAAGACCTTTCCCCAGAACAACAAGCTCTTCTGGCTGGGCTTGTTGGGGTAACAGGCGTCGCGCCGTCTATACTTTCATCTCGTGCGGGCGTTCGAGCGTTGGCCGGCCAGAAGCCAGAGTTTTTGGCAAACCCAGCACTTCTAAACCCCGCGATGATCTCACTGGCGCAGTTCAACCAGCCGAGCGATCTTCCTGCGGTATCGGCCATGCCTCGTGCGGATCAGGGTCTTGTTTCACCGGAACAGGCAGCAGAAATCGAAAACTCTTCGGTTGTCCAGTTTCTATCCACGCCGGAAGAAATTAATTACCAAACCGGGGAAAGCATGACCCCCGCTATTGCGCCTGCTCCTGTCGAAATTGATCCCAAAACTGTTAAATTTATAAATCCTGAAGACTTGCCGGAAGACTATTAATGGCCAAGAAGACTAGCGTTAAAGAACAGACGTGGCGGCCGCAGCCAAAAGCGAAGCGTCGCCACAAACCCGACGGGCTTCGCCATCGTAAGTCTTTGGGGCCACGCAGTAACTTGCGGACTAGCTTCTAATAATATAGATACTCTCCATGAAGTTCATGGGTATAGACCCCGGCGCGTTCGGGGCTGTTGCTATTCTGGATAAGGATAGTCGAGAACTTGTCATTATCGACATGCCAACTTTAAAGGTCAAGCGCGGGCCGCGTGTTGTCAATCAGGTTGACGGCCACATGTTGGCCGATGCTTTGCGGTTACATGTAACCTCGGATACTTCTGCTCTCATAGAAAAAGTCCACGCCATGCCGGGCCAAGGCGTGTCCTCGATGTTCAGCTTCGGCCGTGCAGCGGGCATTGTTGAAGGCGTGCTTGCCGGATTGTCTGTACCTTTTGAGTTGATCCCGCCTGCGACTTGGACTAAATCTATGCGCACGTTCGGAGGGAAGGACGGCAGTCGTCAGCGGGCACAAGAGTTGTTCCCGGATTACGCCCATCTCTTCGCACGGAAAAAGGACGACGGCCGGGCTGAAGCTGCGCTTCTCGCTTGCTACGCCGCCGAGAGGGAAGACAATGAAACACCTGTTCGAGTATCAAAAGGTCGGCGCAGACTTTCTCTGTAAGAACCCGGCCGCATTCCTTGCCGACGAGCAGGGTCTTGGCAAGACGCTTCAAGTTATCGCAGCCTGTGATACACTCGGCCTAACAAAGGTCGTCGTGATCTGCCCGGCTATCGCCAAGATCAACTGGCGTCGTGAGTTCGAGCGATGGGGAACCGTCGAGCGCGAAGTGAAAGTCTTTAGCTACGATAAGATCGTGCAATCCAAGGAGGTTCGCAATGAGATCGCCAAGTTTGAGCCTGACGTTCTGGTTCTGGATGAAGCGCATTATCTCAAGAATAGGACTGCTAAGCGTACAAAGTATCTATATGGTCAGTATTGTCGCGGTGATGGTCTTGTCCGTTTTGCTGATCGTGTTTGGCTCCTTAGTGGTACTCCCATTCCTAATAATGTCAGCGATTTCTGGACTCATCTTAAAGCAATATGGCAGTACCCCTTAAACTTCACTGAGTTTACGACGTACTTCTGCAAGACTTGGAACGGCCAGTTCGGTCTTCAGGTTCTTGGCAACAAGGCCGAACGCATGGCTGAGTTTAAGACCGTGCTGAAGGCGATGATGCTGCGCCGTAAAGGCGAGGTTGTGCTGAAAGATTTGCCGCCGATCTGGTGGCAGGATGCACCAGTCGAGATTGATAACTGGAGCGACAGGAAACAGATCGACGATCCACACCAAGCTGAAGCCGTCGATATGATCCTTGCGCATTCCCTGACAAATCAGGACTTGGCTTCCGAGATTGAGAGCATCGCGCCTCACATCGCGTCACTACGTCGGCTAACTGGGGTAGCCAAATCCTCACCCATTGCCACCCAAATAGCGGGCGAGTTAGCTGATGACGCATATAGCAAAATTGTTATATTCGCCTACCATACCGACGCAATCCAGACGCTTTACGATAAGCTGAAAGACTTTAACCCTGTCGTCGTGGCGGGTGGTATGCCGACGGCCGACCGTCAAGCGGCGATTGACAACTTCCAAACCGATCCAAAGGTGCGGGTATTCATCGGCCAGATCACGGCCTGTTCGACGGCCATCACATTGACGGCTGCAAATCAAGTGGTGTTTGTGGAGATGGATTGGGTTCCGGCAACGAACGCACAGGCTGCTAAGCGTTGCCATCGTATCGGCCAGACAAAGCCGGTTATTGTACGTACATTCGGCCTAGTCAATTCTGTCGATGAGATTGTAGCTAAGACCTTAGCTAAGAAAGCCCAGATGATTTCTGAGGCTTTAGATTAAGAAGGGCCGGGGCGACTTCCAAAACCCCGGCCCTTCCTTTCACTTAGAGCAAATCATCAAGGTCCGAGATGTCAGCGGACGGACGTTCCGTGGCAGTAAACTCGTCCGCAGCCGACAGTCGGCCATCCATACGTGGACCGTCGCCCACCTTCTGAAGATTGCCAAGTGAAAAGGCAACGCCGTTGTTGCCGTTGACGCTGTACGCATAGGCGCGCAGCGAAGCACGGACCTTAGCCCCCGGATAAATTTCCTTGGGGTCATTGATCGGAGCAGGCTTGCCGTTCTCGCCAGCAAACTTGCTGACAACACCGGGGGCTTGCTTCGACTTGACGTTCATGAAGATCGAGCCTTCTGGATAGCCCTTCTCTTCGCCGTCGTTGCGGAAAGGCATACGGATTTTGCCGCCTTCCATCAACGATTTGGTCTTGTCTCCCCACTTCTCCTTAGCCACAGCGGCAGCCGTCGCCTTCAGTTCGGACATGTCAGTCCCATCGGGGAATACGAGGCAGCAGGAATAGACCGGCTCACTCGCGCCCGGAGGGGTCTGCGGTTCGAACACATGCGGATAGGAGATAATCGCTTCTGGCGTAATAACTTTTGACATCGGTGTTTCCTTATTCAACGGTGAAATCGTCAGCCGCCAGAGTGGCGACAGACGGACGGTTATCTGTATCAGCGACCATAGATGTGCCGGTTGATACAGCCATGACGAGCGATGTCGGCAAGTTCTTCTTGCCCACGATACGCTCGATCTGCGATGGCGACTTCAACTTCTTTTCGTAGATGTCGTCGTCATCGAGACCTTCTTCCGTGGCCCAAGCCACGAACTCATCCTCAACACGCCAGCGACGTGTCGGGCGTTTCTCGACCAGCTTGTAGCCGGGCAGCGCGTTGCCGCTTTCGAGAATATAATTTGCGTGCCGACGCAGAGACTTGATCCACTCTTCGATCAGCGGAACCTTCTCCAAATAGTCGGCAACCTCGGCCGGTGTGAGATCGTTCAGGTCTTTGACCGCACCGAACTCGTCTTGCGCTACAGCCAGCGCGTCATTGCGCAGGGCCGAGCAAGTGCCAGCCGCTTTGCAGAACTTGCAGTGATCGCCTGCTAGACGCGGTGCATCCGGCTTCAGGCTCTCATGCGCTGCGTCAATCAGTTCGGTTCCAAAGTCCATGATCTCGTCACGGCTGTAGCTATACTGGCGCACAGGGCCATCGGCGTGCATGGCGCGTGGTTGGATAACAACCGTGATGACCTTGTTGACCGGAGCCTTGTCGCCGATCTCAAGGATCGCACCGAGCGCATAGTATTTAAGCTGCGCGTTGTCTTCGACTTCGACAGCCACACCTTGGCCGTGCTTATAGTCGAGGACATAGAGCGACCCGCTTTCCTTGCCGTAGATGATGCAGTCGGCCGTGCCGAACATCGGCATAGGCGGATCGAGTTTGTCTAGGCTGAAGCGTTTCTCATAGCGACACAGGCTCGGTTCCAGCAGTGCCGTCGCACGGATGTGGTCGATATAGACCTGCACCGCACGGGCCATGTTGTCGTCAACCTTGTGGCCGTTGTGCTCTTCGCCAATGAAGGCGAAGGCATCTTCATGTCCATTGACTAAGCAGAACTCACCCAGTTCATGGGCGGCTGTGCCAAGTTCGGCGTAGGGCGAACTCTCGTCAGGGAACGGAGCCTCGGCGTTGAGTGAGCCGGGGCAAGCCATGCGCCGCTTTGCATTCGACGCGCCGAACTTAGCATGTGCTGTCATTTGAAATTCTCCAGAAAGAGCCGAACTTCCAGCGGCAGTTCTAGCTGGTCCTCGTCAGACTTAGGCGAGAACTTAGCTAAGTAGCTGGCCGGTATCTTGTTGCCGCCATACCACGCGGGTTTAGTGCTCATTGTTTTCGATAACATCTGCCTCTTCCTCTAATATCTCGGCCACAAGTTCCCACTTCGGATCAACCTCGGCCAGTGAACGAAATTCTTTTACGCCATACCGTAGTCGTTCGACAACGCGGTGGCGTTCCCCAATCGCGCAGTCGCACCATGCCCGTAGATCACCGCCGCGAACGACTGCGCAATTAGGGTGGTGTTTCATTTCACAATCTCTGCTTCACGGAACCAGTGGATAACAACATCGCCCGGCTTCTTGACTGTGTGGACGATGACTGCGGGCTTGATCTGCTTGAGACGCAGATAATCTTTATAGCTACGATACTTCTTCATTTCCGATACCTCTTCCCTTCTTTGCCCTCGGCGTTGATTGGGCAGCCTTGCGCCCATGCCGGAACTCGTATCATGATGTCAATCATTTCGTCGAGCGAACCAAAATCGTCTGGCACTTCGCAAATGATCTCATCGTGTACGGACAGGATGACGTGGTATCCTTTAACTTCCAACGCCATCATGGCCGTGGCCATCATATCGCGGGCGGTTGCTTGCACCACGTTCTCCGTCAACAGACCGCCCCAGATAATCTGAGAGGTCCACTGTCGCGTCACACTATTCAGCGTATCGACTTGCGCGGTATCGCGCATTGCCCCCCAAGGCGTCTCTCGCTGAATGATGCGCGGATTGTGGTAAGTAAGCGACCGCCCGCTAGGTAAGGAGAGCGGGACCGTCCCAACACGGCCTGCTTCCTTAACCATCTCTACAAATTCTTGCTCGATGTCGCGCCAGTACTGCGCGATCATGTTGTTCTTCTCACGATAGACGGCCACGATGCGCTTGGCTTCGTCCTCGTCTACCTTGATCCCCATCGTGGCGCACTGTTCGGCAAAGCGTTTGCCGCCCATGCCGTAGCCGCAACCGAGGATGGCCATCTTGCCTACCTGTCGCTGTGCGTCACTGACGCACCCCACGTCCACGTTGTAGATGGCTGATGCCATATCCTTGTACACGTCTCCCCCTTTTCTGAACGTCTCAACGAGATCGCTCTGTCCTGCGACCCACGCCAAGACGCGGGCTTCAATCGCCGAATAGTCGGCGAACATAAGCCGATGGCCCTCCTCGGCGATCAGCATCGAACGCAACAGATCGGAAGCGAGAACCGTACCGGCTCCGTACTCCGACACATCTTCGCCCACCTGAAGTTTGGCCATTATCTCATCCAATTCCACCTGTTTCTTTTGCGGACGTGGAAAGTTCTGTGGCTGCACCAGCTTGCCGGACCAGCGGCCTGTTGCTGCGCCATGATAAACGAGAAGGCCGCGCATCCGTCCGTCGGCATTGGCCGCGTGAAGCATGGCATCATACTTGGCGGTGCTCGACTTGGCTCCGTTCTGCCTAAGTGTCAGTACCTCACGGATCACCGGGTGCAGGCGGTCATAAGTCAGCAGCCGGGCAACGGTCTGCTTGTCAACAGACTTGGTGGCAATCCCGTGGCTGTTAAGCCAAACCACCAAGTCCATGCCATTTGTTGCGGCTTTGACAGAACCCTTCGTAAGTCTTTGAATTTCCGCATCAATTTCTACGCTGGCATTTTCCGCCAGTGATTTGACGCGGTGCACAAGATCGACATCCAGCTTCACGCCCCGGTCGTTGACACGCTGGTCGAGTTGGTAAAGACGACGCTCACTATCGGGCATTGCGTGCAGTGTCTCGGCGACGGATAGTTCCGTTCGCACGTCCTGTTGGCAATAGGCGATAAGCTGTTCGACCTTATCCTTCGTGTTCCACCATGTGTAGGTTCCGTCGGCGTTCACCTTACGCGGCCGTGCCATCCGGAGCATAAGGGCAGCACCCGTCTTGTCCTTCTGTTCTTCAACGCCAAGGACGGCAGCGGCTTGACCCAACGCACGGGGCAACCCCATCGCGCTGGCCTGCGCCATCGTGCAGCGCCATTGCTTAATTTTGGTGCGGGGCCACTGATAGCGGCCGACCATGATCTCGTTCCAGATCGTGCGCTCGAAGTTGGCGTTCCATGCAGAGAGCAATCCGCCTTCGACGATCCAATCTTCGAGGCGTGCATCCATCTCATCGCCCGGAACCCAAACCTGTACGTCATCCGACCACGGCGCTTTGTAGGCCATGCACCAGATGTCAGTCGATGGATCAGAGGCGTACTTATAGACACCCGTCTTGCGGAGATCGACGGCGCTGCGCGTCTCGAAGTCGATGCTCACTACCATGTTCGTTCCCTCTTTTTCGTCGGTGTCACGTTTGCTTTCCCCGTAGCTGGCACAAGTCGCATAGGCTCGTCAACAAAAAAAATCGCTTGCATTCGATATTCAACCTGTGCCACCCAAAGCGGGCAGTAGAAATGTAAGGGAGATTATGGCTCATAGAATTAACGAATGGACGCCCCAAGAGGACGCCAAACTTGCGGAACTTTACGCGGCTAACTTGATGCCCGGACAAATTGCACGGGCGCTTGGCCGCACAGTGAACGCGGTTGATAGTCGGCGTAGAAAGATAGGGCTGAAGCGAGACTTTGTTGTTGAGAAAACTCCACCGCCAGATGATCTGGCAGAGAGGGTGAAGACGATGAATATGACCCAACTTGTTGAACACTATGGACGCGCAAGAACGGTGATTCTTCGTTGGATGCGGGAACTTCAACTCACGCAGATAATGGCTGGCGTGAGGAAGAAAGCTATCCCGGCCAACTTCCACAAGATGGCCGTGACTATGACCCGCGCTGAATTGATGCGGCTTTATAATACAAACCATGTTACGGTTCGGGGCTGGCTTGAGGAGTTAGGCGTTACGCCGCTGTCGATGTTAGAGCGGCGTGCTCAGATTGCAAAGCCAGTTCCGATTAAGATCGAGGAGGAATGCACGGTTCCGCGTCGGGAGTTTAAAAGCCACACGAAACTGATTGCGGCTGAAGCTGCGCATTTTCTGCGTCGCACGCATCAAAGCGTCCATCGTGCGGACATACAGATGTACGAGCAGTCGTCTCATACATGGGGTGACGTTAACAATGTGCCTCATCGAGGCGTCAATCAGTATTTTGTCTCAGGAAAAGGCGTGATGTGGTTCGATGACCTCATCGCCTACGCTGAAACAAAAGGGTTTAAAATCAAGGAGTTAATCTAATGGTACGTCCTACTAAAACTGTTGAAGCCGAAGTTGTAACCGAGCCTGTCGTAAACGAGAAGGACGCCATCATTGCGTGGCTTCGCTCTGGCAAGATGAATATGTTTGAGCGCAGCACCCGCTGGTTGGCGGATCGGATTGCGGAAGGAGATCATCTGAAATGACTGATGATGATAAAAAGCTGGTCGAGATGTTGCGAGATGATCACCAATATATTTTGGTTGAAGGACACAACGTCACAGACTGGGACAGCATTGAAGCACAACGCTTTGAAGCCGCCGACCGCATCGAAGACCTAATCGCAGAGAACGAGCGGCTGCGTGAGGCGCTGAGGCAGATCGCCAACATCATTCCGCCGATCCAAACCACCATCGCCCGCGCAGCATTGGGAGAAACGAAATGAAACAGGAAACCGCAGCGCAACTCGCTGATTGGATCGCCAACAACACGCGTGGCTATGCCCGGCGTGACGGCAACATAATTTATCTTGAAGGCAAGATTGATGCCTACGAACTTCTTCTATATGCTCAGTCGCTTCTGGCTGGCAGAACCACGGAGCAAATCCATGAGGACAATCGGGTTTCTTACACTGGCCGGGCTGACCTATATCGCAGGGATGATATGCCTATCAACGCTGCGGTCGAAGGTGCGGATGGGTGATTTAGATTTGAAAGGCTATGAAGATTATAATGACTACATTTGAGCGAGAGCAGATCATCGAATACATTGAGCACCGCGCTAACCGGACGCAATCACATGAGGCCAAGGTGGCGTTGCTTGTGTTGGCCTCGGACTTGCGCGCCGAGTTCCACCTACCGGGGGGTCTAAGCAATGGACAAGATAAAGTGGAATGATGACGAAGGACAGATTGACTGCATACCAGTATTCATAATCGGTTTTGAAGAAGACTTTGAGCGCGGCATAGTAATAACAACTGCCGCCTACAATCTGATGGACGAAGCCGAGCCGGACTTTGCGCTTTACGCAATAGATGCGGCCGTGGATATGCTGATGCAGAAGCGTGACAAAATCGAAAAGAGGGAATTGCACTGATGAAATTTAAGACGCTCTATGAGATTGGGTTCACCGATCTCGTGTCCGTTATCCCGCCCAATGCCGAGTTGTCGGCCATGTCCAAAATCCAAGCCGATCAAGCGGGCAAAGCGCCCGGTCGGCAGAATGCACAGGGCACTTGGGGCGGCTATGGCTGGCAGGACTATACGCCGACGCCGAATGACGTTGAGCGGTGGGATCGCAGCCACGCTAACATCGGCTTGAAGGCAAGCAAATACCCTGCGGTTGACATTGATGTTGTTAACGAGGGGCTGGCTAGGGTCATCGGGGAGATGGCGGTCAAGGCATTGGGCAAAGCCCCGATCCGCATTGGCCGGTATCCCAAGAGGCTTCTCATGTATCGCACCGACGAGAAGATCGGCCGGATGCAAGTGCGGTTCCGGGATGGCATGGGCGTCGAGCAGCTTGTAGAATTTCTAGGGGACGGGCAGCAGTACGTCATCGCCGGTATCCACCCTATCACCAAGGAGCCATACAGTCTTGATGTGGACCTGACGCAACGTGGCCCGGCTGGGTTGAAGAAGGTCACACGGGAAAAGATCGAGCAGTTCTTTGCCGATCTGACCGAGACGTTGGAGATGATGGGCTGCCAGATTATCCACGCCGACAAGACAGCCCAGAAGGCAGTCGAGCGGCAGTCGGTCGATCAGGCGTCGCTCATCGCGCCAAGCGTTGCTCATGTGCAGGCAGCAGTCGCGGCTATCCCGAACAAGACTGAGCACTTCCCTGACCGTGATGACTATATCCGCATGGGCTACGCCATCAAGGCAGCGTGCGGCCCGGACAATGAAGCCGATGCGT